ATTAATAAGTTTGGTAGAGAAAAAGGAAAAGGTGGAAAACGTATTAGTCTAGAACCATTAAAAGGGACTAGAATGCATGAAATAAAAAGATTATATAATAAACGTAATTACAAACCAGATGATCCTCGCACTAAACGTGCCTTAGATACCGTAAAAAGAACTGAGGTTGTAATGAATGCAGTGTTAGATAATTTATCTCCTGATCAAAGAAAAATAGCACTAGAGAATTTTGTGAATAAAGGTAGACCTTTTATGCAAGCCTTACACACAGCTGCTGCGCGAAGTGATGATACTCCTGAAAGATTGTATAGACCAGAAGCAATGTCAACGTGGTATAGAAATCTTATGCACCGTGAAGCAGAGAATGCCATTAAAACGTTGTTAAGAAATAAAACAAAATCTAAAGCTGAAATTGATATTGAAATAGATGGTTGGGAAAGTGATATGCGTGCACTTGGATTACAATCTGAAATAGATGGTAAAGTTTATGGTGCTTATTATGATCAATCAAAAGGTATGATAAAACCTTTAGTACAAGATCTTCAAAAAGAATACCCACTAAAGATGATGGATTTTAGAGGACAAAAATTTAAACCTAAAGGTGCTAAAGATGGTGGCTTGATTGATACAGATTTAGATGATACAAGCACTGTTGTGGATGACTTACCTTTATTAGACCCTCAAGAAAGTATTGATAGATTACATAAAGCTGGTGGTGGAGCATTTAAAATATTTTCAACTTTATCAAAAGCACCTAAAGCTGTAGGTAATTATTTTAAACCAAAAGGCACACCTACGTCTGCTACAGATGTAGCAGTTGGCCAAGCTACAGAAGATAAACCAGCAATGTATTTATCAACGGTTAACGCTATTGAAGAAATGCCAGATGCAGCAAAAATGAATGCTAACCAATGGCTTGGTACAATTAAAAATAAACCTGGGGTATCTGGAACAGAACTTGATGAGTTTGGATTAGAAGCATTATTAACAAACGTTTCTAAAGGTGATGCAAAAAGAAAATTAACAAAATCAGAATTACTAGAAATGTATAATAAAGAAATGCCACAGATTGATATGGATATTTCCATGGCAGAACCTGTATCACGTGGCGCAGATGATATTGTACAAATGCTAACAAGAATGCGTGAAAAAAGAGGTAGTAATCAATATGAATATGGAAACAGACCAGACATTTTTTCTAATGATGCACGTCTGTTAACTGATTTACACCAACCACCACAAGATGTAACAGGAATGAAACTTCGTGAAATGCTTCTTAATAACATGAAAAATTTGCAAGTAACTAATCAGGCAGCAGATCCTATTAATAGTAGCACAATTAAATTTATACAAAGCCAAGGTGACAGAGTTACTATGCACAAAGGATCTGAATTTAAAACTATGTGGGAAGGTGGATTTCCTTCCATGTACCACGGGACAAATGATATTGTTAAAAAAGATCATTTTAAGGTATTAAAAAATTTAGTGCCACAAGAAGATATAGCACAATTAGCGCAAGCTAAAAACATACCAGAAGAAAAAGCCTTTCAAGAACTATACCAGGCACTTAACATATTTGACAGAAATGTAATGACAGCAGACGTGCCTATTCCTTTTTGGACCAAGAAACTTTTATACCGTATGGGTGATATGAGTGAAGGAAGAGGATTTTTTTATAAAAGTAAAAAGACTCCAGCACATGAGGGAGCACAGTTTATTCCTGGTGGATCTGGTTACGGGGAACTAAAATTCTATTTTAATTTTAAAGATGGCTCTGTAAGATCAGCAGAAAAATCATATCAATCTGGTCATTTTAGTGGAGAAGTATTTCAAGGAAATGCCGGTAATTCACCATTTGGATGGTTACGATTTAGTGAAAGAATTGATGAAAATGGCAGAAAATTACTACTTGTAGAAGAAACACAGTCTGATTTACATCAAAATGTGGCTCAAAAAGGATATAAGTACGCTCCAAGGCTTGATAAAGGTAATGTTTTAGCAGAAATGAGCGATTTTGCCGCGCAATTAGACAAAAAAATGCAAACTTTAGAGTCTACACGTCTTAGAAAAGAAAATATTTTACAATTACCCCGTGCAGAACGTGAATTACCAGAAAATATTGCTGAATTAAAGAATGTTGAAAAAGCAATGAAAAAATTAGTTGGTGATGTAAAGAAATTAAAGACAAAAGTAGAAGAACAAAAACAAGTAACAGGTGCAAGTGGTCAAGTTCATCCAGATGCACCATTTAAAAAGTCTGAAAATTATGCAAAAGTATTTATGCAAGGATTATTAAAGATGGCTGATGATAAAGGTTATGACGGAATAGCATTATCTACTGGTAAAATGAAAAAAGCACACGGCGGTATTCCAAAAGGTGGTGATAAATTTTATGATGAGATTGGAGTTAAAGCTTTGAAACGTATTGCAAAGAAAAGTGGATTTAAATTTGGAGATACAACAATTGTTGACGGAAATGGCTTTACATGGGAGAAGATTCCTATTATTTCCATGCGTGATATAAATACAGGCAAAAAATTTGCTGGTGAATCTACCATTCCAGTGTATAATAGGGGTGGGCAAGTAAAAAAAGGATATAATGGCTATTAAATCAAGAATGCCAGCAGCTGGATCAATTGAAAAAGCTATAGCAGCACTAACGGATGGAATAGAAATTTCAGACAGTCAAAATACTGAAATTCAACTTCCAGGTAATGGACCAACAATGGAAGGTGGAGTAGAGATAACAGAATTAGAAGATGGTGGTGCTGAAATTAATTCAGACCCTAACGCACCTGTTGATCAATCACAAATTCCGTTTAACGCAAACTTAGCTGATTACATAGAAGATGCTGAATTAAAAAATTTATCTGATACTTTAATTTCTGCTTATCAAGCAGATTTTGATTCAAGAAAAGATTGGCATGATACCTATACGAAAGGTTTAGACATGCTCGGATTTAAATACGAAGATAGAACGCAACCATTTGAAGGTGCAAGTGGTGTTATTCATCCTTTGTTAGCAGAATCTGTTACACAATTTCAAGCACAAGCTTATAAAGAATTATTACCACCAGCTGGTCCTGTAAATACAGAAATAGTTGGTGAGATTACTCCACAAGTAGAACAACAAGCTAAACGTGTAAAAGACTACATGAATTACATGATAACACATGTCATGAAAGAGTATGATCCAGATATGGATCAATTATTATTTTATTTACCACTAGCTGGATCTGCATTTAAGAAAACTTACTATGATGGACAATTAATGCGTCCAGTTTCTAAATTTGTTGCAGGTGAAGATTGTGTTATTAATTATATGGCGTCTTCTTTAGAAGATGCTTCAAGAATTACACATTCAATAAAAGTAGATGGTAACACTTTAAGAAAACAACAAGTAAGTGGTTTTTATCGTGATATTAGTTTGGCTACAGGTTCTATATCTACTGGAGTTAATGATATACAAGATAAAATTGATGAATTAGAAGGTGTAAGTCCTGGTATTCCTCAAGACGACGATGAACACCAATTATTAGAAATGCATGTAGATGCAGACATTCCTGGTTTTGAAGATGAACAAGGAATTAAATTACCTTACATTATTACTATAGATAGTTATTCAACTGAAGTTTTATCTATTCGTCGTAACTGGAATGAACAAGATCCAGCAAGAGGACGTATAGAATACTTTACTCACTATAAGTTCCTCCCAGGTCTAGGCTTTTATGGCTTTGGCCTAATACACATGCTAGGTGGGTTATCAAGAACTGCAACAAGTGTTTTGCGACAATTAATTGATGCGGGTACTCTTGCTAACTTACCAGCAGGATTTAAAGCACGTGGTATGAGAATACGTGACGACGACACACCATTACAACCAGGTGAGTTTAGAGATGTAGACGTAACAGGTACATCTATTCGGGAATCACTTTTACCTCTACCTTACAAAGAACCTTCGCAAACTTTATTTGCTTTATTAGGATTTTGTGTAGATGCAGGTAAATCATTTGCTGCAATAGCAGATATGAAAATGGGTGAAGGAAATGAACAGAATCCAGTAGGAACAACTTTAGCATTACTTGAACGTGGAACAAAAGTAATGAGCGCAATTCATAAAAGATTACATTATGCTCAAGGAATTGAATTTAATTTACTAGCTAAATGTATTCAAACATATTTACCTCCTGAATATCCTTACATGGTACGTGGCGGTAATAGAGCCATTAAAGCTCAAGATTTTGATAACAGGGTTGACATATTACCTATATCTAATCCTAATATTTTTTCTATGTCTCAACGTGTTATGTTGGCGCAGCAACAATTGCAATTAGCACAAGCTGCTCCGCAACTACATAATTTAAGAGAAGCATACAGACGCGTTTACCAAGCTTTAGATGTTGATAACTTAGATGCTTTATTAAAACCAGATCCTGGTAATCCTAATCCTAAAAGTCCTGCAACAGAAAATGCTGAAGCAATGACTGGACAACAACCAAAAGCTTTTCCAAAACAAAATCATCCTGCGCACATAGAAGCACACGCTGAATTTATGTTTACACGTCCTGTTCAAATTAATCCTCAATTGTACGCAATGATGGAAGGACATATTTTACAACACATAGCTATTTTAGCTGCAGAACAAGTAGAAGAAAAAATGTTACCACAAACACAAGAAATGCAAAAACAGATACAAGCAATGCAACAACAAGTACAACAAAATCCTGCATTGCAAGAACAAGTTGCTCAACAAATACAAGGAATGCAACAAGAATTTATGACTCAAAAAGAAGCTGAAATTTCAATTGTTGAAGCACAATTAATTAAAGAGATGGCAGAAGAAGAAACTAAACGAAGCGGTTTAGAAGATCAAGATCCATTAATTAAATTAAAACAACAAGAGATTGATTTAAAAGCTGCTGAATTAATACAAAGAGGGGAGCATGACGATCAAGAATTGTTACTTAAAACTTCTGTTGAAGCAGAAAAACTTGATCTTGAAAGAGATAAAGTAAATAACGCTGCTGAGGGAGCTGTAATGAAAGAATCTTTTGGCTTGCTAAAAGACCAAGCAAAGGATACCATTAGTGAAATAAAAGAAGATGTAATTTCATTACGGGAAGATCGTAGAACAAGAAGTAATGAAAAAATTGCTTTAATGAAGGAAAGAAATGGCAGACAACCAAAAACTAAGTAAAATTATAGAAGTAATGCAAAACGCAGAAGATCTTGCTTTTAAAATGATTAATGGTAAAGATGAAGACACGTTAGTTGTAGCTGCTGGATTAGCCGCTGTTACAAGGAATTTGTATATTGGCGCTTTAGGAGCTGAGCAAGCACAAAAAGTCTTTGAAGTTATGCTTGATTCCTTTATAGTAGCCGATGAAATTTATTTTGACGGTTCTTATTATGAGAAACCAACAATACATTAACAAGGAGGTAATATGAAGTTACTGAAAGATATTTGGGAACACTTAAAAGAGTGGAGCGATTGGGGAATGAAAGACTGGATTAAAGCTGGTATAGTCACTATAATCGTGTTAGTTGTTCTTAAAGCAATTGTGATTGGCTAGAGCAACTAGAGGAAATTTAAATGGCATCATTATTTGATTATTATAACAAAGGGTCTGGAAGAAGGGCTCCAACAGGATACAGTTTTAGAACCAGTAATAGCGGTAGAGATGTTTATACGCCTGTCAATGATTTAAACAGGGCAAATAATTATAGAAGAAATCCAGGTAGTGTGGGTGGAGGACGTTCTAATTTAGATAATCAACGTGGTTTTTCTAATCAAGGAATTGGATCTTTCTCTAACCGTCAACCTGGATTATTCGGAAGCCAAATGGGAAAGCCAAGTAGCCGTCAACCTGGATTATTTGGAAGCCAACCAATCCAACCAGGAATGACTGGACGTGATGCAGCGGCTTCTGGTGTAGTTGAAGAAGAAGATCAATTTAGTTTTACTGATAAAAATTTAGGTTCAAATATTGTTGAAGATGCTACAAGAATGGCATCTGATTTAACCCCAGATGTAAATATGAGATTACCAGGAATTGGTGGTTTAACAATGGGTATGATGGATAGTATTAGCAACAATCAAGCAGACCATAGATATTTAAACTCAATTTTTGGTAGAGCAAGTCCAGATAAAACAATGGCTTTTTTTGATAAAGCAACATTTGATGCTAACAGAAACATGGGAACCGATAATGTAGGTACCATGCAAATAGGCGATACAAGTCGTGGTTCTAGTTTAGGTCAAGCAATGAAATATTTTGAAAGAGCAGGAATTAGTAAACAAAACATAGACAGATTTATGGATCCAAATGATAAGTTTTACGGAAGTCAAGCTTATTTAGCGTCACAAGCTGGTGGAGATGGAGCAGAAGATTTTGCAACAGGAATGTCATTTATTAAAAATGCAAAAGCTAGTGCAAATTTAGCAAGAGATGTAGCAGGACAACAAATGACTGAAAGAGCAGCTGCACAACCTT